CTACGGCGTTCGTGGTCCGGTCTTTTGGCGTTTCGTCACCCTCAGCACGGCCACGTTGCTGTTGCTCTCGATCAGGCCGCGGCTATAGCGCTGGGTCGTTTTGATGTTCGTATGGCCGGCCTGTTTCCGGGCCGCTTCAAGGTTTCCGCCGGTGGCCTCAAGGGTCTCTGTGGTCGCGCCAGCCCGGCTGTCCATGTTCTTGACGTCATCAGGGATGCCGGCCGCCCGGGCCAGTTCTCGCCAGACCTGGCGGAATCGGGTCGCCTTCCACGGCAAGCCTGATCTTTCCCGCTTAACCAGCGGGCCATGGCGCTCGCTGTCAGGGATTTTCGCGATCTCGGCCATCACGAGAGGGTAAAGTTTCAGGTCAAATTCCAAGACCATCCGCTTGCGTGACTTCGCCATTTGGTGCCGGAGAATCAAATTGGCGTCGATCTCCTCCCATCGGATTCCATAAATCCACTTCTGGGCCCCGATCGTCACGCCCGAAATTCCCGGTTCGGACATCGGCACCCATTGTCCGATGCAGTCCTTCTGGTGAATGGCGAGTTCGAACTGCAGAGCCTGGGTGAGGGCGATCGACGGATAGCCGCGCGCGTTCGCAACATCGATCAGTGCCGTCGCCTGCGAATAGCTGAGCTCCACTGATCGAGCCTGCCCCATCTCGAAGCGCAGCTCACTCATGATGTTTTTGAGACGGGAGCAATGACTGGCTCCGGTTGCGTCCTCGATCTCGAACGCGACACCAAACGAGAACAGCATCCGCACCATCGTAATCAGCGCGTGCGCTTTGTACGCCTGATCCTTGTCGCTTCCGGAAGGGTAACGCCAGTTGCTGTACCAGCGCTTGAAGTCCTTGGCCTTCAATGCGCTCAGTGCGCGATCACCCTTCTGTTTGTCGATCAGATCAAGATTTGCGTCGTAGTTAAGCCGCGTGGTGTAGGTCACGGATTTGTATGGCGAGTCTTCCTCTGCCCGAAACGCGCGGATCAAGCTGCTCATCGTCCCGTCGAAAATGAGCTTGCCGTTACCATCGCGACTGAACGCAAGCATCTCATCCTGCAGTCGAGTGCATTCGCTTTGGATGTATCTCACATCTTCGTTTGTCGGTTCTGTTGTGAAGAAGGTCAGCCGTTGCGTGCTCGGCCGGAATCCCTTTTTCACAATGTCGCTTCTGGCAATCCAGGTTGCTACCCAGCCGTCAGCGCGCGGCCGCCACGCGAGACCCGGGGCGCCGTCTACCTGCGGTTTCTTCATCATCATGCTCCTGTCCGTCGATAGCCGACGGTGCCTTGACGCTAAGGCCATTGCGCCGGTCTAGGAAAGCCTTCACGGCCGGCCAGTATCTTTTTTTGCTGAACAGCGGGTCTTTCTTCGGGAAGCCATTTCGTTCAAGCTGCTTCACCGCGACACGCAAGGCATCCTCACCGACGCCGAGACGCTGCCGGAGTTCTTCGTCCGACACGTACAGTTTCTCGATGTCGGCTTCGGCGCTCATCCTTCCCCCTGATCAGTGGCGGCTTGGAGCAGCGACCCTAATTGTGGTGCTTCGACACATCCGCATTGTGTGCATCTGACGCCAGTTTGGTCGCACTTCAAGGATGGCCGGTCACATCGACAGTAATCGTGGCCAAGGTAAAATATAGAACGTGGCACCGCCACGCTATCCTCTCCGAGATAGGCGGTGATCGCGGCTTGCGCCATTTCAGAATAGCGACACGCGCCATTTGCCTCCAAGGCTTGGATCGCCTTCGCAGCCCGCTCAATCCCTTCACTCTCAGTCATTTGGATGGTCCTTGGGGAGGGCGGATTAGCGCGCGAAAGCAATGTGTCTCGCATCTGCTCAATTTTCTTTCGACGGTAAGGCGTGCTCGGGTGGCCAACCCGAAACCATCCGCGTGTATATGTTACGCATGGGGCTTCGCATCCATTCGATATGGTGTATGCGCTACGATATTCAGATATCAGTTTATCTATCCACCCATCCTCCCGCGCGTCGTGCTGGGTCATGGCTTAGCCTTCGCTTCGATTGCAGCGCAGATTGCGCGACCGAACAGGGCTTTGACGGATGCCGTAGTGTGATTGTGTTCGTTGATTGCCTTTATTGCTGCATTCAACAGTTCGGAACCGTCTATTTCCGCAGATGCCTTTATGAATTTAACGGACTGCGGGTCATCAATTTCGACGATGACTACGCCTGCCTGACGAAGCGCTTTTTTATCAGCCTGGCTGACCGATTTCGGCTTCACAAAAAGAATTGACGGATCATTCGTCACTTCACCCCTCCTTCGATGCTCTCCTGAAGGATGATCTGAATTTGGCGCAATGAGTCTTCGCCGGGCACATGGGCGTGCAAGTTAATCTTCCCGGGCTCGTAACGCGCAGCTTGGAATCCACTGATCCAGCATCGCACTTTGCCGATCTCTTTGATCAACATTTTGACACGCTCAATGTCGCAACCCTTTAATGATACAGCCTTTGCCATCACCCCTCCTTGGTATCTACCTGGGATTTGGATTGCGCGAGATCGGAGAAAGCGCCTTGGCTCGCGAGATCGATCATTCGCTGGTAACGGCTGAATAGCGTGTCGGCGGCTTTCTCAAGATGAGCCTCTGATGGACTAATGCCCATGCCAACCGGATATCCTAGGTTTGCGACTGCCTCAGATATCGCCGTTTTGAGCCACGGAATCTCTCGCTCGCGCAACAGTTCGCCCGCACCGGCGCGGTTCTCCAATTCACCCGATGCATTGGGGTGGGGCTGCGAACGGTAAATCGGAAATGCGCCATCATGTCCAGATCCGCAACTTACATAGCATGGGCCGAACTGAGGGTTGGCGCGGTTTAAATCGAGCATGTATCCGAACGGCTCGCCGTATTCTTTGTGCATGGCCTCCAACGCTTCCCGCAGCCCCGCGTCGGACCGGAGCAGAAGAAGTATGATCGTGTTTGCTTGGTACAGCGCATGTTTCCAAGCGCCTTTTTCCTGAGATTTTAACTCATGGATGGTCGGCTCGGAAATTCCGTTTGTGCGCAGAATTGCGAATGCAATCGTCTCCGCCAACGGGACTGCTGCGGGTGTGGTGGTCATGGCTATCCTCGAAATGAAATTGTGATCGGGGACCGAACATTGACACGCAAATTAGTTTTCCAACGTCGCCAGTCGCCCATTGGGGCTATTTCACCGCGATGGAAAGTAAATCCGGCGTGCGAGTTGTTCATGTCTCGGCCAACAATCAATTGCCAGTTTTTGCGAACGACCACGAAATGAAAAAACGTGGCTGACGCGCCATGCCCATAGTTTGATAAATCCGCTCATACCGACTTCTCCCCGTCAGATTTCGTGCTGGGTGATACTCGACCCACGCCTCCGCAGACCTCACAAGTGGGGCCTTCATAATCGCCATATTCATTCGCGTCGTTGCAATTTGGACATCTTACATTCGGCGAGTCCGGGGCAGCAGGATTAACGCATAGCGGGCGACCCCTTGAATCTGGGCATTGCTTCCCGTCATCAAACTTGCCGCAGGCACACTCGCCGCCGTCAGATTGGTGTGATTTCGTGCTGGATGCAGAGTGCAGGGCGTCGGCCATCGCAAGAAAAACGTGGTCGAGACTTTCCTGATAGGGCCCCACGGGGTGATGCATCGTGCGCTCAACGAATGCGATTTTTAACAACCGCGCAATCGCCTCACGGTCTGGCAGCGAAGCGACTGGCAGCGGGAGGGCGCGGAGCATGTCCGCAACGAATTTGAGTTCTTTCGCGACTATCGCACCGTTAAAGATAGAATAGCTGCGCTTTGCGAAGCCCTCCGCGCGCTCGTCAAGAATGTTGATCGCCTCCCGCATCTCTGCCGCACCGGATGCAGGCGTGGTGGAGAGTATCACTGTCAAATCGCAGGAAATGTCTTCAAGTTCATAAGAAAGCTCAGCCTCCGTTGCTTGAACGGCAGCACGCAGTACTCCGCGTTCGATTGCAGACCGGAGCCGCTGTTTAGCCAGCGCTATTCCATTGTTGCTTGCAGTCATTCGGCGGCCTCCTGGATTTTATGAGGATTGTTCGCGTGAAAGACTGCAGTCCAGAATCCGAGCGGTGAAGCGCTGCGAAAATTCGCGCGATCCTCGCCGGGCGTTGCTTTGTGGATTCTATCGTCTGGTGGTCCGAGCCACGGAGCTGGTCTTTGCGGCGGCATGACGAAACCGTTGCCCGCCCAGATCGCTGTGTTCTTCGTATAGTTGTCGTCTTCACACCAACCGGCATATTGCCATGGGTGGAAATAATGGTCCGGCTTGCCGATGTGGGGAACACTCGACAGGTAACCTATCGAGTTCTCTTGGGCGTATGGAATGCCTGCCCATTCGAAGCACTGCCTCGCGGCTTCAAACTGCTCAAGAGCATCACGCAGCATATATCCACGCTTCTTTGGCCAGTCTCGCGCGCCGCTGCCAGCTACATGCGTGCATTCCGTGAATGAGACGCCAAAGATAGGCCTGTATCCGCGCGGCGGTGCCCAGGATCGGACATCACCCCAAACATAGTGGATGCGACCAGCTCCAACCTTCTCAACCCGATCGGAACGGATGGAATGTTGGATATCGACGCAGAAGCAGTCGTATCCGGCCTCAGCCCATGGACGAGCCGCTTTACCGGTTAGATCGCAAAGGAAGATCACGGCGTCAGCCATCACTTCCCCCTCGCTATAGCGGCGCGGGCTCGGAGAGCAGCGGCGGTGAGGGCGTTAGACCGCGTGTGTGCGATACCTTGAACGGATTTACTTCCGTATGAGGTCCATGTTGCAAGTTCAACCGCAGCACTGATCCATGAGACTTTATCTTTTGTCGCTGAAATTCCGTCTGACAAGGATTCAAGCCAGTAGGATTCCGGCACCAGCGTCATGGCAGCGTCGAGAGAGGCGGTGTAGCGCGGCGCGTTAATGCCGTAGTTGGCAGTTTGTGACTTGAACGGTTCAGGTGCTAACAGATCAAAAATATCGCGTTCGATCTGGAAATTTGGCCCGCTCAACGCCTCAACCTTATCAGCCAGAGAGTCTAGCTGGTCGGCGGGGGTGATTCCCGTTGTGCTGCTCATCTCTCATCGCTCCCGGATTTGGCGCGTGCGATGGCGGCGCGGACTCGTTTCCAATTTGCAGCCGCGTCAGGATGCAAGGCTTCGGAATCTGGATCGTGATAGTGAATTGTCATGTAGTCGTCGTGCGCTTGCAGCGCATCGAACATATCTGGCGCTGCTGCGATCAGGCGGGCGTTGGCTTTTACCTCCGCGCGCTCCGTATCGCAGAAGGCAACCTCGGTGAACTTCCCCTCATCAAATGTACCGACGCGATAGTCTCCGGTCCAGAATTGCTCCTCGGGCCAAACGTCCCACGGCCCCGGCGTATGTCCCGCTGCTTGCCTCATGACTCGGACTCATTCGAGTGAGCGCGGGCCTTGAGCATTTCATCCGCCAGCAGGTAACAGGCCTCAGCGAGATTTTGCTCGTAAGGGAAGTCAGGCGCGCCATTCAACATGGAAACTGCATCCCTCGCTTTGATAAGCGAGTTCATTGCCTGCCCAGCGAACCAATCGCGCAGGGACATGCCTGGACCGCAAAGATATTGATCGTTCTGCGATCCAATTGTTACGGGAAACGCCGGTCCTCCGTCTTCCTGCCTCATGATGACTGCTCCGAAGCGAGGATATATCCGTTGTCAGCGCAGAATGTCTCCGCCTGCGAGCGCAGATCGCCGCGAAAAAGAATTTTCCGCCCGACGACAACTTGATATTCCGTCCATGCCTGCCGCATTCCGGCAGGCGGGCTCGAAAGAACGCGATGCCGCTCCCGTATGCGTGCCTCCGTCATGATGCTGCCCCTGCTTTTAGGGCGGCGCGGGCGATCTGCTGCATTGTCTTGATTGTGTGGCGCAGGCTGTCGGAGTCGTTGACCATAGAAAATGGCGTCGCTTCGATTTCGGTTAGCGCCTGAGCCAGAGCGTCGCGCTGCGTAAAAGCTCGCTCTGCCATCAGCATAAACTTGGGTGTCACCGAGTTTGTACTGCCATCCGCCGTCCGCGCTGTGTTCTGGGTGGTCATGCGGGGACTCCCGCGTCGGATTGCTCGGCTGTCGGCAGGTGGCGCGTATCGATAGCAACCTGGAGCGTGGGGCGCATGTCTTTCGGGATCAGCGCATAGACGCGGCGCAGTTCGGTCTTGCCCTTCTTCGCCGCTTCACCAAGCTCGACGTCCCACTCGGCGGCGGTTTTGTCGTCGTCATGGATCGATGGCACCGAGCCGCGAGACCATTCTGCGAGCTTCCGGCCGATGTCCTCGCTAAGTGGCTGCGATTCCGCGAAGATAGATTTGAACTGGACCGGCAGCTTCATCATCATGCGCTCGCCGATGTGGTCCGAGCGCCAAGTTGGGACGCCTTCTGACCTTGGCTCAAGCATACAATTGAGCGCCATTTCATAGACCAATTCTTCACCAGCGATCGGCATAAAGCCCATGCCGATGACTTCGGTCTTGCCCTCAATCTTTACCGGCTTGGTCTTTTCCTTTGCGCGGAAGCAGAAGATGAAAATCCCGTCGAGTTGTTTGATGCCCTCGATCATTTTCTGACGGAGCGGTCCGGCTTTTGCCCAGCCGAGCATCTTTACGGCTTCGCGCTTCTTGTAATCGTTGCCCGCGATGCGATCGACAACAGCTTCCGCCGTTTCGAGATATCCGCCTTCACCGATATGCTCATGGGTCATTGAATCCACGATGGTGATGCGTGCGCCTTTCGAATTGCAGTATTTCAGCGCCTCCAGATAGTCGAGAGAACCGAAGGGCGGTTTGAAGTCGATGTGCTGAAATTTGAACCGGTCGGCGTAATGCCGCATGCGGCCATTCTCGGTATCGACCCCAAAGATTTCGCCGCCGATGATTTCCTGCATGCCGGTTGCTAGGCGCAAGGCAGAGAACGTCTTTCCGCCGCCGCTCGGTGACATGATGCCGATAAGCAACGGCTCTTCACCGCGAACTGCGGGCTTTGCTTCAAAACGTGACATCTAACCTCCTGCCAGACTGGTGAGCATCGTCGAGCGCTCGGTTTGCTTCCGCTCGTTGTGCTCGGCGTATTGGATTTCGCGATTGAGCCAGTCGGTTTCCTTGAAACCGGGATAGTCGGGCTGCACGATCTCTGCGGGGTATGCCGGCCATTCGCCGGTCGCCATGCAGCGGCGCCAGACATCCATCGCGTAAGCCAGCTTTTTGCGGCCCATGGTCATGACCGCTTCCGAAAGCTGGGCGACCACGAGCGCGTGCGGCGCGTTGTTCTCGACGGGAAAGAACCTGAACTTTCGCCGGCCCGCGTGCTCCGGATCGAGCGTATCCAAGATCAGTTCCTGGGTGGCAGCCTGTATGTCCCAACCTGCATCAGCCATCATGCGACCGAGCCCGTGAGGAGCGACGGACATACCCGTGGTTTTGAGATCGTCGAGGATGAGGGGTGATTCCATCCAGTCGATCATGGTCCGCAGCCAAATGCCGTCGATCTCGGCGGCGAGCACGACTTCGCCATGACCGAAAGCGAAAGCGTTTTCGCAACCCTTGATCGAGGCGACCTGATTGCGGACGGCGGCGACGAGTGTCAGCGCATCGTCATGGTGCTTCTTGAGGATTGCGACCGCGCCTCGGGATTCGACTTCCTCGCGGGACTGTTGAGCGCCTTTCGTTTTGAAATCTGCATAGTCCAGCACTGCGACCGACTTCCCGCGGCCAAGTAGGATCGAATGTGCGGCGTTCCCAATGGCTTTCACCTTGTTGTAAGGCTCGCCTTCGTCTGTTGCCGATCCGCCAAGGCACGGATGTTCATGCCAAGCGTGCAGCGCCGTCTTGTCGCAAAGGACCTTCGCGATTGATTGCGTGAGCGAGGGCACCGGGCACGGGTCAGAAAAATAGACCGTGCTTGGCACATCGATATATGCGCCTGCCTCGGTGATCCTGCCGGCCGCGTCGAGCGTGCGGAGCTTCATGCGCCGCTCCCGATCGCAGCCCAGACCGCGATCATCGCGAGGATCATCAGCACCGCGACTGCTTCAGCCGCACCGACGATCAGGGCCGTTTGCAGGCCAACTTCCGTGCGTTCGTTCATGACAGCCTCGTCAGTTCGATTGGGGGCATGTTGAAAGCCTCGCGCGCGGACTTAATGAGAATCCGGGTGCCGGGAACGTAATCGTCTGGGATCGCGTCGAGCCGGATCAGCATGTCGAGATACGCGGTGAGCTCGGCGACACGGACCATCTGCAAGAGGTTCGACGCCGGAGCCATTGACGCGGGGCGCGGAAGCAACTCTTCGATGCTGATGATGTTGATGGTCATCGGGCAACCTCCGAGCGTGAAAGTTCGGAGGTTGGGATGCGGAAGCGATAGCCGAGATAGCCCGGCACGATCTCTGCACCCTCACGAAGAAAAAATCGGCTTTCTACGGTGCATTCACCATTGCGGTGAGCCCGTCGGACGACGGCAAGGACACGGCAGCCCGCTCCGGAATCATATTCGACGAACGAGCCTTTGGTGATTGCCTGAGGATCTGTGTGCGCGCTCATGCCGCCTCCGTCACGGTGAGAGCGGCGAGGCGATCATTGATGTCAGCGATCGTGATGAGGAAATCGGTAGCCTGCGGCTGGCCGTAAATCGGGGAGGGCTTGCCGTGGATCGCGCCGCCGGTCCGCACGAACGTCCGGTAACGCGCCTCCCACTTGCGGGCTTCACCGGTCAGGAAAACGCGCTTGGCGGCATCGCTGGTCAGCGTGGCGAGATAGGCGTCGAGCCGCTTGGCGAAGTATTCGTGGGGGGTGATGGACATCGCTCGCTCCAATCTGGTGAAGCGAGAATATAGGAAACATCCTATTCGTCAATAGGCAATTTCCTATCGACTACATTTGACCTCGGTGGAAGACGGCACCGATACGTCAGAGCACCAATAAACGGTGCCTGTCCAACCGTTTAGCAAATAGACACCTGCGTGCGGCGTTGCGGGTTGAATGGACCAGTGTAACGAGGCCAGGATGGATATCGCCACCAAGGCGCCGGCCAAAACGATGGCTCTAGGAAGGCTCAACGGCCAGATTCCTTGCCGACCGCGACGTGACAGGTCTGCCATTCTGCCTTTTTGATTGTGAACTTTTTGGGGGGATTCGATTGGCTGACGTAGTAGACCTTCTCGCTCGCGTCGGGTGAACGCTCGAGATATTTGATCATCGCCTCGACGGTCCCGTCCTCTCGCGTAGCCTGAAAAATGCAAGGATCGCCTTTGCGGGGGTGCAAATGAGGATCAACGTAGGCGATATCGCCCTCGTTGAACTCCCGGGCCATCGAATTGCCCTTTACAAGCACACCATAGGCCTTTTTACGGCCATCCAGGCGGCGCGGTCGCGCAATGGTGGTGAAACTGTCGCTTTCCAAGACTAGGGCCCCCCGGCCGCCTTGAACGATAGAAAACACCTTCAGGTCGTGCTCACCCATTAGTTGCTCGGACGGGATCAATTGCAACGTCGACTGTGTTGAAGGTGACGGACGCATGAAGGGCTGGTTAACGGTTCCTTTGCCATGCTGCGACAGCGAAGGTCCATACCGCAGAACGTCCTCGGGAACGCCCATGACCTTGGCGAGTGCTATCCTGTCGTCTTCGCTCAGTTTTTTCGGAGATTTTTTGTTGATGAACTGATGCAGGTACGCATGATTGCGCCCAATCGCCTCCGACCATTTCTTGAGCTGGCCCTTCGAATCCGGGGAAAGGTCCGATTGCTCCTGAATGAAATGTCGCACCGTGTCTTGAATATCCATGGCGGTATTGTAGGAAATTTCCTGCGATTCTGGCGAATAGGATTTATCCTCTTGCAAAATAGGAAACGTCCTATATTCTGCCGAAATGATCACAGCCGATTCATTTCTGTCGACCATCGAACAGTTCCTTGATCGCCACAAAATGTCTGCGAGCGCTTTCGGGCGCGCTGCGGTGGGCGACCCCAATTTCGTCGGAGATTTGAGGGCAGGGCGAGCGCCGAACCTTCGGTTGGTCGAGCGCGTGAACTCTTACATTGCTGCGCAGGAGCCCGCCGAGGCCCCCCAATGAAGACGATGGATGACGTCGCGCGCCGGTTCACTCGTCTTCCTCCGAGCCTTCGGGCTTTCCAACCCGCTCTAATATCTCGCGGACGTCGCGCAGCTCTTTCAAAACCGCGTCCCGTTCATTCGTCATCCGTAAAGCGCGCTCGAAAGATTCGAGGCCCGCAATGACGTGCGCCTGCGCGCCGGGCTTGGCGTCTTCCAGCGCCGTGATCAGCACGGTGAAGATCGCCCGCTGCGCATCGATCCGCGCATGCAGCGCGTCGATTTCGGCCTTCAGTTCATCGATCCCGTCGTTAATCATTCCAGCCCCGGTGTTCTCATGAGTGCAGCGTCGACCATTGCTCGCGGAAACGCAAATTCAGGGGGTGCCAAAACGTGCACCGATTTACCAGAAACGTGCACTGTTTCGTCGCTGCAAACCGCTCTGACAAATCTCATTCGAGCGAAAAACCCCAACAAAACATGGGCTTTTGTCGCCGATCTGTTCGGTTTGAAAGAGCGCGCGGCCAAGCATCGTTTGGCTAATGCTCGGGCCTACACGATCGAGGAATTGCAAGTTCTTCTGCAGGGAGAGGACGGCCTGTCATACCTCGAAATTCTCATGGCGGATGCGGAGCCGGTCTGGTGGACGTGGACGAAGTGGGTCGCGCAGCAGGCTCATCTTGAGCGTGTGGCGGCGGACGCACTTCAGCAGCGGATGCAACTCGAATCTCAGATGCCAATGTCCACGCCTCGCCTTAAGGACAGCCGAAATGTCAAAAATATGCGGTCAAATTTTTCTAAGGCGAAAGCTGCCTTGGGGATTCTTCATCCGGACAGCAACAGCCCTGTTGATCGCGCCGTGGCTCAAGCCAAAGGGGCGCGCCGATGACAACCGTGCTTCACCAGACAATATCGACGCCGACTGAACGCCTGTTTGCCGAGCAGAGGCGTGAGCGCCTTAAACGGCTTCGAGCAATTCCAAAACCGCCGGCACCGTTCATGCGCGACGTCATCCAACTGAATCCGCCCGAGCAGCATCCGATCGAAAATCAGCAAATCGCGGCCGCCGCTGAGATCATGCGGCTGGCGTTCGCAGATCGGGTCGCTGTGGCTTCTATCAAACGAGTGGTGGCCGCTCATTTCGAAATTTCGGTGATGGACCTGACGTCCCGGCGAAGGCTCGCGATCTATTCGTGGCCTCGGCAGATCGCGTTCTACATCGCCAAGACCATCACACCGCATTCACTCCCCGAAATCGGACGGCAGTTCGGGAATAGAGACCATACGACCGTTCTGTATGCGGTGCGAAAGGTCGCAGGCCGCATGAATGATGATGAGCACACCAAGCTCGTCGTCGAGAAGCTTATCGAGAAGCTTAAACGGGTTTGACAGCACAGACATTTCAACAAGAGGAGGCTGACATGACGAAGAAGACCGAGACACCTGGCACTGGCCACAACAGCCAGCTTACCGATGAAGAAAAACGAGCCCTGACATTGCATCACAAGCGCCTGTACGAAGCAGCGGATGCGCTGGTGGAGAAGGCAAAGGCTGATCGCACGGCGGTGGCCGATCTTGCGAAGTCCGATCTTGGCAAGGGTGCGTTGGCTGACATCAAGGACATGATACTCGCGAACAACTCCAAGAAGATGAAGGCGGTTCTTGAGCGTGCCCAACGGTTGGCTCGCTGGGCCGGACTCGCCGTCGGCACGGCGCCGCATCTTTTCGAGGCGGCCGCTCCGGACAGTTTTGAAGACGGCAAAGCCGCCGGCATGGAAGGCCAGACTTGTGAGCCGCCGAAGAACCTCGCCGTTGATGCCTCGCAGAAGTGGATCGCGGGCTGGCACGACGGTCAGTCGATCTTGGCTGCTGCCTTCAAGAAAAAGCGGCCTGTCGAAGCTCCTGAAACCGAGCAAACCGCAGAAGCCGCTTAATGATCATTGCTGGCGACATCATCCTTGATCTTCCGCCGCCGCCGTCTGTCAATCGGACGCGGCGGCTGGACTATTCATCCCTGCGCATCATCAACGCATGGAAGAACGTCGCCAATGCCTACGTCTTGGCAGCGAAAGGGCGTGTCGATCAGCCTTTGCGCCTGACAAAGGTGCCGCGATTTGAACTGTTCGTAACGCTGTCCGAACAGCACACCAAAATCGATCTCGATAACGGTCTGAAGGCGCTGATCGATTATCTGCGCAAGATCGAATTGATCGAAGACGATTCCCCGAAACATATGCGGCGCCTAACAGTCGAATGGGGAAATGCCCCGCACGGCTGTCGCGTGACGGTGAGGGCGGTGCAATGACGGACCTCACGACCGCCCAACCAATCGCCGCGCATAAATTCGAGCGGGAAGCCAATGAGCATTATGTCGAGCCGCACTGGTGCAGCGAGCGCCTGTTTGCGGAAGAAAAGTTCGAGGGTTCGATCTGGGACCCGTGCTGCGGATTCGGGCGAATTCCGGAGGCTGCGAAGGCCGCTGGGCACGCGATTGTTGCGACCGACATTTCGGATCGCGGCTACAAGGGATTTGATGGCCCCCTAAATTTTCTTCATGCCGACGATTGCGTGGCTCACAACATCGTCTGCAATCCACCGTTCAACATCGCCCAACACTTCGCGCAGCATGCTCTCTCGCTGTCGAACTGGCAGAAGATCGCGATGGTCTTCCCGACCGCACGGTTGAATGCCGCAAGGTGGCTTGAGGAAACTCCGCTGGCTCGCGTCTGGCTGATGACGCCGCGGCCTTCGATGCCGCCGGGATACACCATTGCGCGCGGTGAGAAGCCGCAAGGCGGCAAGATGGACTTCTGCTGGCTCGTGTGGTCGCGCGGTCGCATTGGCCCTGCGGACGTTCGCTGGCTGCGGAGGGACGCATGACCCAGCCAGCCGCCGACCAGCGCGTTGCATCGATATTCCCCAGGCCGATCCCGTATCGCGTCGAGCTCACGGGCGAGCTCGCCATCGCGCTCGAGCGGTATGTGGCCGAGTCCGGCAAGTCGCCGAACACCATCATCAATGAAGCGATCCGGGCTTATCTGGGGGTGGACGCATGAGGTATGGCCCAGCCAAAAATCATCCACGCTCTGATTTTTACGTTGTCTCGGAAGGCGTGAACGGCCCCGTCAAGGTTGGCCGTTCAATCAACGCGGCCTATCGCCTTTGCGCGCTCCAAACCGGAAATCCACGCCCACTTCGCCTCATTTTCAAAATCGACCTCACGCGGGACGAGGCGATAGTGACCGAGCGAGCGTTTCTAACCGCCTTCCGCAAGCGCGCGATGACCGGTGAATGGCTCGACCTCTCTGAGGAACTGATACTCTCTTGGGTAAACCATTTCATGGAGCAAGCTGGAATCGAGGTGCCTGCATGAGCGCTGCGCGCGATCTCATTGCGGCTTTGATCGCCAGCGGCATGGACCAGGTGGATGCCATGGCCTTGGCTGTGCGCGCGACCACCGAATTGGCACCTCCTACGGACACCAGATCGGCCGGCGCGAAGCGTCAGGCTGCGTGGCGAGAGCGTAACAAAACGTCTCATAGCGTTACGGATGAGACGCCGGATGAAGCGTCTCAAAACGTCTCAGAACGTAACAAAACGTCTCAACGAGACGCTGCCTCTCTCTCTAAGAAAGAAATATCAGAAGATAAAAAGAGAAAGAGAGAGGCCAGTAGAGCGCAACCGTTACCTGACGGCTGGCGCCCTGACGAGCCAAGCTGGGCTGAATCGATCTCAGTTCTCGGAAGCGTTGAGAGAGCCGAATACGAACTCAAGAAATTCGCAAATCACGCCGCCGAAAAGGGTCGGACGGCAAAAAACTGGAACGCTGCGTGGCGCAATTGGGCGACGCGTGCGGTTGAATACGGAGGAAATCGAAATGGGCAATCATTTGGCGGTAATCGAACCTCTGGCGCTTCCGGATCGCCGCAATCCGGCTCAGATGCCATCCTTGCCGGCGTGGCTGCTGCAGCGGAGCGCCGCGCTCGGGAACGCAATGCAGCCGGACAGCACCGGGACGTACCGCGAAATGGCGGTTCTTCCACCGGCACTGATCTTGAGCTCTTCGGAGCGCAGGATGGTCGAGAGCCACATTGACGGGCTCGGGACGCTGCTCGATCTCGACCAGGCAATCGATTTGCGCGGCAAGACGCTCTCGAACGATCAGGCTCACGCTACGATGATCGCCGCGTTGTGCATGAAGGGCGGCACCAAGCTGGACACGGCATCGTCTGACGCGCTCACGGAAGACTATCTCGACGCGATCGAGGACCTGCCGGCGTGGGCTGTGCGGGAGGCGATTCGCAAATGGAATCGCGCCGAAAGTCCTAAGCTCGACGGCAAATCCCACAATTATGAATTCCGACCGTCGCCACCGACGCTGCGCCGGCTTGCCCAACACGAGCTGGCGCCGATCCGCGCGCGCATCCTGCAGCTTCACAAGGTCCTGAACGCTCAACCGCTGATCGAATACAGCGAGGAGCATCGGCGCGACATGCTTGAGCGTCTACAGAATCTCATGCGGGAGATCGCACCAAAGCGCGTGGATTCGGTGCCGCCGCTGACACAGGAGATCGTCGAGGCCGAGATGGCCGAGAAACTCGACCAGCCAGCGCAGGAGGCCGCGGAATGATGGAGCCAGCGCCAGAAGTCAATGCGGGTTGGCGGAAACAGATCACGAATTTTCTGATCTACATTCGCGAACGGGGACATCGTCGGCATTGGTTGATTTTCGGTCAGCAGGCGATTCCCATCGGAATGGTTGTGCCACCAGTTTGCCATCACAACGACAATGGCCCATCAGCATGACCACGCCGATCCGCTCGATGCCGGAACTGATCGATGCGCTGCGTAAGCGCAAGGAAGAACTGCAGCTCACGAACATGACGATCGATCATGTCAGCGGCATGCAGCCTGGCTACACGAGCAAGCTGCTGGCGCCGAAGCCGATCAAGAACCTGGGCCCGGTGTCGTTTGAGGCGATCCTTGCGACGTTGGGCTTGTGTGTGCAGGTGGTGGAAGACCCGGAATCGGTCAAGCGGTTCAGCAAACAGTGGACAAAACGGGTGAGGCCGACGCGAACACCGAAACTTTTGACGTCGCCGAGCATGTCGCCGAGCATTGAAAATCAGGTGCCGTCCGTAATTGAAGTTACGCCCGCCATTGGCCGGTTAATCCGTAATCCTGAATGGATGAAGGAGATCGGACTTCGCGGAAACCAGATTCGCAACGCCACGATGTCACCGTGG